TGCGCCGGTCAAGGTTCCGGATTAACGAAACGGTCGCTTGGTGAATCGTTGGGAGAGGAGAACACCGTCTTAGGCATTAATCAGCTCCCGCGCCATAATCACGGGGACTTGGTGTCAATTCAATCCAACGTCGGTAGTAAGAACGGCAGAATTGCTTATTGGGTAGGCTCTAGGCAATACAACAGACTCGGGCGCACCGATGAACATACAATCATAGAAGAGGACAATTACTATGCCGGTACCGCTGAAGCTGGCGGTGGAGGTAATGCAGGCCATAACACAATGCAGCCGACCACATTCGTAAATGTGATGCTGAAGCTTTAGTTAATCGGAACTAGTTAATCGACAGTATCAAAGCTTTAACATTACGTTCACAAAAACGGTTGGTTGCATAACATTAAACGGTTTACTTTCTCCGGCTGTACCCATAGATATATCCGGCTCCTGTCCTCTTTGATAAAGATTGTGACCGTCACGGTGGAATGTAAAGTTTCCTGTGTACCTATCAGAATAAACGGGAACCTTATTCTTTAAATCGTGGTCGTGTGCTGCTAGTTCTTCAACAGTCATCGTATGTTTCTCCTCTCCCAACGATTCACCAAGCGACCGTTTCGTTAATCCGGAACCTTGACCGGCGCAGGCGATGGCACGACCTAAGAACTTTGGCAAGACCAATCTTTTATTTGCAGACCAATCTTGGATTGCTGTTGTCTTCGTGGAAGAGGTCCCGGAGAAGGTCTGGATTTCACAATAAGGAATGTCCCACATTAACATAAACAAGTCATAGGTATCGGAATTAGCCCGTGTTGTTGCTCCGGAAGCAGAAGAACCAATAGAGCCGTCATCAAGCATTATCCAACCTTCATCAGCCGTTTTTTTAAAGGTCAACTTTGCATCGCCAGTAGTCCAGCCTAAAGATTGTTTAAATTGGGTACTGACCTTATCCATTGTGATAGACCCGTCTGCAATGTATTTTCCATCAATAGGAACGTCAATGGTTGCAGCCGAACCTAAGTTAAGCAGTTCCCTGACCTCAGCGTCATCCGTAGCCTCAAAAAGAGCCAGCATATATCTAGTAATCGTGACAGCTTGCATATCTTCCGGCCCGTTAAAATAAAGGACTGCTTGCTGGGCTTCTTTTAATTTTGAAAAAGTGGTCAATATTTTACTAAGGGGTTGATAGTTGTCCTTCACCCAATCTGTATAAGCAGGATTACGATTGTCTTCGGACAGTTGTTTCCATTGGGGCTCGGGGTCAGCTGAAATTAACTGAAAGTTCCCACGTCCCATCATATATACCTTCATACCAACGTCGGCCGTAGTCACAATCGGGAAAGTGGAAACACGCCTGAACCCATGTTTGGAAGCATCATCTCTGGCCAATATATTGGGTAAAGATTCATCAATATAGTCAGTAGGTTCAATGTTAGGGTAATTGTAATCTGTAATATCGTCGTTATTGGCCATGCTTCCTCCAAATTGTCTAAATTGTTTGGCTCTCCGTCTCGATTCTCTATCTTAGTTTTCTACCTAGGTTTTCCTATCTTTATTTTTTCAAAAGTATTACCGGTGATTCTTCCGTTAATAGAGATACTAAATTTTTCGAGTGTAATATATATCTCATAAAAGAAGACCCACCAAGACATTATTACACTATCTGGAATTTTACAAGTAGAAATAAGCTCAGCCAAGAGCTCAAAATAGGACGAAGACCATTGGTTAAACATATTGATAACGTAAGCTATATTTTCGTCGCTCCAATCATCTTTCTTCAGCTTTTCCTCAATTATTTTTGAATATTCAATTTTAAAATTTTCTATACCCTGTTTATGGTAAAGATAGTAGCTACAGAACTTTTCTTTAGATAAATCGCCGTTTTTGTAAGCCGTTAAATCAGCCGTGAACTTATCTCTTAACATAGACAACATAGTCTTTACCAAATAATGATAAAGAGCGTTTCTTCCAACGTCTTTTGAAAGATGGAGAGATTCAATTTTTATAATTTTAAGACTTATTCGGTTCATGAATAAGTCATTGCGAATATCGAAAGCATTACGTTCTTTTTCTACCTCTTCCTTATTACGGTCGAAGAGGTCATACCTGAGATATGAAAGTAATCGTCTGATAGAATCTTCATATTTTATCCAAGCAACCAAAATTAATATAATGCAGGTTAGAATAAGTACGGTTAGATTACCACTGGCGATGTATTCTACTATCTTATTAAAATCAAGATTCATAGGCCTTTCCTTACTTATTCGTTATTGCCGCTTCTAATGCCGTAATTCTGGTTGTTAGATTAGCTATTACAGTAGTTAAATCATCACTTAATTTATCTTCAGTAATAGACTTAGGAGCAATGTTTCCGGTTGAAACATTCTCCGTTCCTAAAAGTGATGTTGCGACGTTATCGGCTAACTTCTCTTTTGTAACGGATTTATCTGCGATAGAAGAAGTAATTACTGCGTTATTAGCCAATTTAGTAGAGTCAATCACCGAGTTGGCTAACTTGGCAGTGGTTATAGACCCGTCAGCGACGTTGTTTATATCTACAGGAATGGCTGTTGCAAGTTTAGCTGCCGTAACAGCTCCATCTTTCAACTCAGCAGTCCCGATTGAGTTCGCGGATACGGTTATATAAGAGGTCTTAAATATGGACCTAATAACAATCTCTTGTCCTACTACCGGTTCCATAATAAATTTTACAGTATGACCGTCCGGGAGAATTTCCCAGTCAGCATCCATTAATACTTTTCCAGCATGAACTATTATAAGGCTGTCCTTATTTAAAATAGGGAAACCAACGTCGAACTCTGTTACCCCTTCTTCAGCAGTAAATTTTTTAATAAATGGAGAGTAATCATATTCAAGCAAAGATGCTAGTTGGAGTATTTCAATAGTTTCTCCATTATTAGGAGCTTGATTAAAGATAACTGACATACCATCAGAAGCTAATTCATAGGTATCCGTAACTTGTTTCACGCCGTCAATAAATACATAAAGTGTATTCTTATTACTCGTATATCTTTCAAGGTCGTATTCTGTAGTTGTTCCGTTCCCGATATATTTTTGAGACACCGCAGGCATAGTTACTGTATTAAGCAGGTTCCGATTCACAAGCAGGTCCAGAATCGCTTTCACGTCCTGAACTGTGTCAGGGACATCGGGATGTTCAATAGAATAGGCAATTTCTTGAGGAGTTAAATAATCCCACAGACTGATAAAGTCTGTACCATTAAAAATAAACAGGCGGTTTAAATCCGTCCTCCAGTTAGGTCTTCCGACATCTTGAACAGGGTCTTGGTCAGTTGTAAAATCGTCTCCGGAAAAGAAGTTGGAGGTATTTCTATCTCTGGTTAATAAGCGCCTCCATGTTTTAGCAATGGTCTCATCGCCAGTAATATTAGGTAAGTTTTTCTCGTTAGCCATTCTTTTCCTCGCTGATTGGTTAATACCCCGTCGCAAGCCAGCTTACTTTTCCTGTGACGTATGTATCTTTGTTTACAGTGGACTTTAACATAAAGGTAAACTCTTTTTCTGTTTTAGTCAATACTTCAACTGTACAAGGCTCTGTAAATTCTGTAATATTGAACATAATTTCTTCCGGAACATTATAATAGAGCTTATGATAAGAAACTTTAGTCGGATTAGCTGGGTCGGTGCTTGTTACTTCAACAGTTCCACGGTCTACAATATCCTCAACGTCAATACTTAGTTTCGCTTTATAAAAACCAAGTTTAGTATTAAGGTTATAGGTTCTCATACGAATACCGACAATAGCCTTTTGATAAGTATATTCTCCGGCCACCAATGGTCTGGCATCTTCATATTCAATAGGAGTTCCCTTCTTAGCCATTTCTCTTATCTCATCGAGAGATAAGCCCCCGTCCAGAAACTCGACATCATTCATAACAACTTTCTCATTATTGAAAGCAGCGTCTATAAGAGACAGGTATTCTTTAGTAAATCGGTCAAGGCGCGATTCGGTTTCCGTATTTAAATTAAGAGTTCTTTTCGTACTTACTACCCAACCGCCTTCATTACCAAAAGTATCCCACGGTTGGTTAGCACCTGTAGAATCCCACTGCTTACCTGCATCGTCCCACGATGTAAGTTTGGCCGGAACAAACTCCCAGTTATATACTTCGCCTAATTCGTTTGTCTCTTCCATTAGGATTCTCCCTCTGTAGATTACTCAGTAATGGTTATAATAAACGTGTAATCAAAAAACAGGTCTTCATCAATACCCTTTGGTGAAAATGTAGCTCGGTCGAACATAGTTCCACCAGCTTCGGCGTTAAATAAACCTACTTCGGTAATATTAACACTTAACCCTGATTGTTTGGGGATACTTCCTGTGAAAGTTAATTCTCTTGTGGTCTCATTCCAGTTAGAAGTTACTGGTGCTCTATAAACCTCGTTCTCCAAAGCAATCATAGAATCGACTGTTACATTACTTCCGGTTCCGAATGCAATATGAGAAATAGGAGCCATTCTAACTGTCGTATCCGACATAAGGCTCGCTACCCAGTTAAAACCAGCTTTTACTACCTTATTGTGCTTTTCCCAGCAAATAATTTCACCAGTTTTATGGTTGACTAAACGTCCACGAAATTTACCCGACAATCTCATTATATTCTCCTAATTTTCTATTGATAAAGTATTGTGAAAAAGCACCGACCGGGGAGGCTTCAATAACTTTATAATTTTCATAATTACCATAATCAGCATAAAAGTAAAGGGTTCTTTCTGTTGCTGTCTGACTTATTGAAATTGTTAAAAAGTCTAAAGCCGTAGCGGTTTTATAAGGAATAATAATATCCTTATGGTCAGACATTCTTAAATAAAGCTGACCGTCAAACATATAAACCTTCAAATAGGTATTCGTTCCGTACAATGTGACTAAGTTAAGGTTCTTTTCCGATTGGTCGGTAATCTTCAATTTAAAGGTTAAATTGAAGGTTTCAGGTATTACCATACCGCTATATTCTAGGTATGTATTGTTATGCAGTAATAAACCTTTAGTAATATGAGAATCAGTATAGCTTATATTTGTTTCAACATCTGGATATATCTTTTCGGCTATATCATTAGTAAATCCATTATAAGGAAATCCGTATAAACCCTCATAGTTTTCCGGCTCACGATATTTCATAATTACTATTTCAATGTCCCCGTCAGCGTCCAGTTCCTTGGAGTTAATCCAAGAAATATGTGCTTCAGTTGACGAATATCTGTAATGAAGGTCATTCCACGTTAAGCGATTTCCATACGAGAAAGCCTCTGTATCGAACCAGTTACGCGCACGAGTTACCTTCCTTAACTCAACCGGGAAATAGTGCTCGGCACGGGTAACTTCCTGTTTCATAACCAAAGATTTGTCTACATACGATAAAGGTTCAAAACCATAAGTAATTCCGGGGAAACCTTCAGCAGCATTGTCTACTTCCAAAATAATGTTTCTGTTTGAGAACAGTTCCATATCCGGACGGGCATATCGAGGATTTACACTGTATAGACCCGCTGGGGAAACAGCTTTAATTGCATATACAACGTCACTTAAAGCAGGCAAAAGAACAGTGGTGTTGTTACCCTTAACTTTCGCAACCTTTATAGCGGTGCTCCAATTATTTCCTTGTCTGATTTCATACTCGATGTCCACGCCCGGGACTTGTTCCCAATCGAACCTTACTCTGTCTTGGCATACCGTTGCATAAAAAGCCGGAACGTCTTCAGGATTGTAAACACTTGTGGATATATATGCAGGAATTAAGCTATATATGCCTAAGAAGTTCTGAGCGCAAACCATATAATGATGAGTATTACTGTCTTCAAGAGCAACAAAGGTAGAAGTTCCCATAAAGCCGGTTGTTATCACTTCTCCGGTATCCCAATCGGTTCCTTCTCTTATCTCGTATCCGGATAAATCAATATCCTCTACTGGGTCCCATGTAAGTTGAACACCATTGATTGAACGAGAAACTCTTAAATTTTTAACGTTGGACGGATAATCGAACACGTCCTCGACCTCGTATGTAAATATAGGAGCTGTCTCAAAAGACGGCGTTATCCCCGTTGTGGATAACGGTAAAATAACAAACTGGTAAACCCCTGCCGGATGGTCGATAATAATGTTGTTATTTACAACTTCTCTCTTTATCCATGCCTCATCTCCCGACGTTTTACTATATACAACAAGGCCACCGGAATAATAAGGATATGTAGGGTCAAATGTAGCAGTGATATATAATTCGGTTTCGTTATTAACCTTATTATAGTTAAGATAAAAAGAAGCGTCTAATATATGCGGAATCTCTGATATAGAAGGAAGACCTGAATAATCTCCCATTCCTTCAAATTCCATATTGTCAGCTGCTTCCCATTTATTACGATTCAATTCCAAGGCCGTTATTGTATAAACGTCGGCATTGTCTCCCTCGGATATGGAAACAATTCGGAAAGGTTTAGGAGTACCAGTTTTATCAGAACCATGGATTGTGAAAGTAGCTAATTCCGGAAGATTGTCCGGGAGAGCATCTGTAACTGTAAATTCATACAAACTACCGGAACCGGAAACAGGGTTAATTTCGGTCTCATATAACCCGTCCGGAAGATTAAAGGTTATCTTATATCCGATACCTGCTTCAAGGTAAACGCTGTCTCTAAGATAAACTGTCTTTCTATCTTCACTCAATCTTTTTATTCTTCCCGGTATAGAGAAACCCAATACGGGGTCAGCTATCAAGATAATATCAAAATTAGATAAGCATTGAGCCTGTCTGTTTGTAGAAAAAGTAACAGTAATCTTTTCAGTAAGAGAGGTAATTAATTTATAATAGGCACGTCGCATAGCTTCGCCTTCACGGATACATCCAACAGCAGCGAAATCATAAGTAACGCGCCCATTCTTATCAATGTCATCTTGGTTATAGATTCTTCTGGTATCCGATTCCCAGTTCATTTCCGGATTAGTAAATGAAACTTTAATGTCATTATATCTGTTTTCCGGAGAAGTAAAACTATACGAGAAACCATCTTCGGTTATATTTTCCGGCGTAAATAAGAAGACTGCGTCAGCGTCCTTTTCTACAAACAGGCGAAGGTATCCGACAGATTCCTCAACCAGAACAGCATTAAATAAACTTGCCAAATAAACGGCAAATTCTCGGCCATTCGTGGCTTCGGTTTGAAGAAGATTACAGGTATAACGGGGCTGTTTTCCTCCACGACCATCGTTTACTAACTCATCGCACCATTGACCTGCTTCATAGCAATCCCATTTATCCAACGTAACCGTAGAATAAGCATTTACGCCATAACGGTCATTCATTACAAAATCATACAGACACCAAGCCGGATTATCTGACCAAGCAATTTTAAATGTACCATCCCATTCACCAGTGTATTCCCTTGTCTCGGGATTGTAATTAGAAGGAACACGAATACGGATTAATTTATAAATACCATAAAATGACGGAACACTTGTTAATTGATTAGAATATTGTAGGTGAATATGAGCTAAAGCCGTATAAGGGTATTCTCTAGGAGTAACAAATCCTTCTTGAAACGATTCCCAGCTAACGGTATTAAAAGTTGTAGAATTATTACCGTCTTGAGACATTTTAGTTATTCTAATTTCATAAGGCTCATTTTTTCGTTCTACTTCAATCCTAAATTCTTGAACCACATTACCAGATATTTTACCAGTAAAAATAATCGGTAAATCTTCCCCAGTAATATTGGACCATTTTTCATCAGATATAGCTCTGTATTCAACCTTTATTTCAACACTGCTTGCTCCCGGTCCTTTTTTACCTTGAAACATTAATGCTGATACAACCAAACGAATCTCTATAAAGTCAAGTTCTCCTGTTTGAGTTTGTCTGACTACAGGAACATCGTGAGATAATTCTACGCCTACACTTGTACTTCTTGTTGCGCCACCGAGGAAATAATAGAGTTCTTCATTAGCTCCAGAACCGGGAAATAGTTCAAGAGCCACTTCTTCAAAGTTGTCATCCCCACCGGCTGATTGAAGAGGAGTATCACTGACATAAAAACTTTTTGCTCCATTTTCCAACCCCTCAATCTCTCCTTCACAAAGGCCAAGAACAATTTCAGCTTGGTCGATTGTATCGTCAAGATTAATGGTACGAGCTGCTTTTTTAGCTTCTTCTGCCTTCTGAGCCTCAAGCTTAGATTTTTCATAAATAAGTCTGTCTCTTATTAAGGCACCTATCATCAGCTGGACTCCTTGCTGCTTATAACCTTTATTGTTGTTGACGAAATATTATAAGATATAAAATGACCGGCTACTTTAAATAGGCCATATCCGAACGGGATTCTGGTTCCGGCAGCGACCGTATTTGCGTTAGAACCATTTAGATATTTCGAATTTGTCGAAGCTTCTTCAGAAGTGTTTAAAGTCGGAGTAGGAAACAATAGGTTCATTACGCCGGATAAAACTAAAGCGATACCTGTTGTTAAAGCAAAAGAACCTAAAGCACCTCCGACAGTAGTCCCCATAAAAGCTGTTCCTAGTCCAAAAGCTGTGGCACCTGCTAGATAAGGGGCGACAACCATCAAGGCAGCACCGACGGCAACCATAGCCCAGTTAGATTTAGCAGCCTTAAATAAAGGATATATATGTAGTTCTGAAGTATATAAAGGAACAAACCAAGATTCTTTAGAATCATATCCTTTTATTCTTATCTTCCATCTTCCAATATCGAGCGGAGCTTTCAAGTCTTTCTGATACTTTACGGCAATAGCTTTAAGAGCATCATAGGCAGTTTCAGCTTCTAAAGTAATAAATTCTTTTTTTATTTTATCCCGTAAATGCCCGTGAAAATAAACCTTTACTTTCATAGCTACTCCTTGCTTAATACCCTTATGGTTGTAGATGATACATTATAAGAAATAAAATGTCCAGAAACTTTATATAGGCCATACCCAAATGGGATTCGGGTTCCGGCGACAACTGTATTGCCAATAGTTCCCAGATACTTAGAATTATTCTCTATTTCTTCAGACGTATTCATTTCCGGGCTTAACCCAAATAATTCAGTTACTCCCCCCATTAATCGAGTAAGGTCTTTCATAAAACCTTTATTATCCCATATAATACGACCTGTAACTATTCCTGCATAGGTTTTCACAGCTGCAACGATAGTATTACCAATAGCAGAAAATACGTTCTTGGCTGTGCAAAATCTTGGATAAACATGAATAATATTATGCCTAAGACTTCCAAATAGTTTCTCTTTAGTTTCATAATGTTTAACAACCACTTTCCACCTACCTAAGGAAAGCGGAGGTCTTCCTAGTTTAGATAAACAAAAGTCCAGTCTACTTAAAGCCTCTCTGGCTGTTTTTACATCTTCTTCAAGATAATCTTTTCCAATTTTATCTCGTAAATGACCATGTAGAAAAATCTTAACCTTCATTAACTAATGCTCCATTTATAACTTTGTAGGAGCGAATACCATCTTGGCCAATAATGTAGTGAGTTAATTTAGGATAACCCATAAAAGATTCATAGTCCTCAAAGCTAAGGTTGGCTGAAGCCCCCGGATGAGTATGAAATGTTCCAACAACATCGGGTGAATCCAACTTGTCTTGGTCCTCAAAGCTCATTTCGAAACCCCCATAGGGATTTTCGCAAACATTTTCACATTCTTGCGGACCTCTGTTAGTTATTATCCCCCCGCGTTCTGGACCGTTCTTGCTGTAATAACATAAAAGACTTGATTCTAGCATCTTCTGACAACTCCATTTTTTCCATAGGCCTATCAATCTTTAAATCTTTATGCCTAATTACTCCTGTAGTGGTATTCTTCCATATTCTACAATAATTTTCAATAGAAGATTTACGCCCGTAAAAATGATGTAATATCTTACCTTCCCCAATATAGATACCGGCATGACAGGGAACAGTAGATTGAATAGCCATTAAAATAATATCCCCAACTTCCCAATTACGAATAAGGTCAGAATCTACGATTCTAAATCCTTCGCTTTCATAATTGTCCATGTAGAGATTATATTCGTCACTATGGTTCCACCAATCATCAGGACGGGCATAATCAGTAAGTATAATTCCAAATACTTCTGAATATACTCTACGAATAAGCCCGTAGCAATCTGTACTTCCATGGTTAAAATCTATTCCTACATACTGTCTAAAAACTTCTTCGGTCGGATATTTTATAATAGGCATTTAAATTCTCCTACCTAAATGTTACAGCTGGAAACTCCGGAGGGAGATACTGCCTCGCCGGAATATAAAAATTATTACCGTCCATAGGATTACGCAGTTCAAACTCAACATAGTGCTTATTGATAGAAGTTGCAGTCCAAATAATCCACATCAGCATTTGATAAACCGGACGGTTTTGGTCAATATCTCGGCGAAGAACCCGGTAACGATAACAAAAAGCTTTATCTAAGTCTCCGTCAAGAATAATCTTTGAAAAAACTCCTTCTGGATTAACAACTTGAAGCTTTGGCCGAGACACCTCTGAATCGGACTTTATATCATAACCGCTAAGAGAAATAGGTAGACTCTCCCAATCATTCCCGTTCCAAAAAACAGGGTCTCCAGCTTTAATAAAAAAATTAGAGCCATTACGAAGTTGGATGTGGAACAGGTCAACGTATGCATCTGCTGAAAGTTTAAGATTTTCTTCTTTATGTTCTTCAGGAATAAGTAGAGTCATGCAAATACTTCCTTCAATATAACGTTAAAATCCTTCAATACTCCATGACCACTTTCATATCCCTCAGGAATACTTAAAGGTTCAGAAAATCTGACTATAACTTTTCCATAAATAGGGCTGTTATATTCAAAATTTTTATAAGTTAAATGGCGCAAATAAAAATCTTCCAAAGCAGCCATATTATTCTTATCCTTATTTTTTTCATGGTCAACAACTTCGACACCATTTACAATTTTAGTGTAGTATCTATATCCTTTGAAAGTCAATGTAAACTTTTTAAGAGGAGGATAACCACCATCTGTATCAAAAGAATATCCGCCACCAAAGTTTACCGAAAAACCGTTAGGTTGATATTCAGCCTTTACTAAATGCATCATAAAATTATCAAAATTTTCCACTATATACCTCCGACTGCTACCTGTTTAATCAATCGTTTTGTCTGACCACCTTTAAGAATATCGTTTGAAATTGTAACCAAAACATCGTTTGGAGACATACCTTGTTGCTGGTCTTGAGCGACAACATATACGTTTACTATTCCGTTTGGTGTTGGAGAATTTGAATCAGACGATGTTGCAGCTAAAGACGAATCCATTTCTTCTTTAGAACCTTGAATAATTCCATTAGAATTATTATTCAAATTATCCAGATAATCTTTACCAATGGTGTCAACGGCCGACTTTTTAAGAACATATTCACCCGGCATTAGCTTTGTTAAAACAGAATCTCGATTAGGAGTAGGACCAACTACTAGACCGCCTTGGGCTTTACCAAACCCGGGGATTTGGGCTAACAAATTCGTAGGACTTTCTCCCCCCCCGGTTCCAAATCCGAATGCAGAAAAGAGAAGATTTAAGCCTTGTTTAACAGCCATTTGAACAGCAATGTCCCTTAAAGTAGCTATAACTGTTTGGCCGAAACTTTTAAAGGCATCTCCGGCTTTTGCTGAACCGCTCAAAATGTTAGAGAACATTTCAGACAAACTAGAGTCTAATGCGTCTACACTTTGTTTAGTATAACTGGCAGTAGTTTCTCCTAAAGTTAATAATCCCTGATTTTTTACCTCATCTCTATAGGACTGAATACCATAATTAAATCCCGAGGTTATCTGTCCCATACCACTCATCTCACCTTGTTTTTTAATATAATCCAAAGTGGCGTTATTTGCGTCTATAGTCTCCTTCAAGTCATACATAGATTTTTCTAAGTCTGTTTCCTGTTTAGCAAACTTATTATATGTATCAGATACTCGATTCAGATTTCTATAGGCAGCTTCAATTTCTACGGCACTACCAGAAGACTGAGCTCTTTGATACCTTTCTAAGGCACTGAAATAATCCCCCTTTATATTTGAATACATTGGGTTATTTCTCAAGGTCTCTAAGATTTCTTCATATCGTTTATAAAGCCGTTCTGAAACCTCTGTTTCCTTCGCTAGATTAGCTTCTTGAAGGTCAGTTAAACGTTGCTGTTCTACGGAAGATATTACACTTCCAGAGCCATAATATCTCTCGGCTCCGGTAACTATACCCTGTTGAATATTGACCTGCTTATTCATATTGGCTATAGCTTTGTTATAGGCAGCGTCAGCTTCTTCAATATTGGCCTTAAGCATTTTAAAGAAGTAATCCATACGCATACTGGTAGTATCAATTTTAGCAATTAAGTTACTAGACGTAGACGTTAATTTCTTTTCCCATACGTCAATTTGCATATTAATACGAGATTCAGCTTTCTTTTGCTCCGGAGTAAGAGCCACTCCTTCTTCCAAATTACCAAGTCCGGCAGCGGCTCTGGCATAACTTCTATATTCATCTATTAAGTCTTTGATAGCTTTCTCTTCCTTAGCCAATTCAGCAGCAGGAATACCACCTAATGAATTAATCCTTTGAGATATTATTCTCGAAGTTTCAGATGCGGCATTACGAGAGGCTCTGTCTAGTTGAGAATTAGCAGCGATAGTATCTTCTAAGCTTGTCATAGCTTCAATTAAACGACTAATAGCTCCAGAGAACTCTATAGTCATCTGTCCAACTATTCTAGTAACAAGGTCCTTATCAGAGACATTTCTCAGCTCCGGGTTTTCCTTCCGCATATTACTAAGTCTAATTTTTAAATCGGATTCTTTTATACCAAAGAAAGCAGCTAAATCGGCTGTGGTCTTTACATTTTTAAGACTGTCTAGTCTTTTTTGCATTTCCTCTAGACTAGAACTGCTGTTTTTTACGGCCTCAACTTGTTCCTTACTCAAGTCAATTCCAAGCCTTAGAGAGTTATTTACATCTTCTTGAACCTTGGCAGCATCAGCGATTGAGCTTTGAGTGTCCTTCATTATCTGAGAGATTTCGTCACTAAATTCAGCTTTAACACCTCTAGCGGTTGCTGCCGAAATAAGATTAGCTTCAGCTTCTATATCATCGGCTATGTTAGTTATACTCTTCTTTATTTCTTCACTTACATTAAGTAAAGACGCTGTATTTCTAAGAAAAGAAGCCTGGCCGGTAGGGTCATTCGGATATAACTTTTTAGCAACCTCACCTAATTCTTCAGTAAAAACAGAAGCCAGTTGTCTTGCCTGTCTATCAGCGAACGTTACAAGTGACCCATAACTATTTACTGGAACAGGCGTAGATTGCTGCTGTTCTAACAGAGCCTTTGTATTTTTTAATGAAATTCCTTGTGGCAGAAGCTTTTCTAGCTGAGTTATAAAGGATGAAACTTCAGTATAACCTTTTTCAGTAGGTCTTCCAGTAAATAGTGTCGACCCAAAAATCTTAGAAAATATATCACTGTTAGCAGCTAAGGTGGCTTTTTTAGTAGCGTCAGCTACTTTTTTAGCTTCATTGACTACTTTATCTAACCTTATATTATTCAACTTATGCAAAGCTTTTTCTAAATCATCTACGGATATAGTTGCGCTCTTTATTACAGTATTTGCTTCAGGAATCCTTGTAGTAATCTCACGAATAAAGATATTTCTTTCTGCTTGGTTATCTAGTTTCTGTCTATTTGCATAAAAACGGTCAAGCATATTCTGTACTGTACTATAACCTTGCTGAGCTTTATCCAATTTACCTAAAGACTCTTCGAGACTTGCCTTAGCCTTGTCTGATTCGCTGGAAAATGCTCCGAAGGCACTTGCAGCCATACCAAGAGTAGTTATGAGTGCAGATATGGCAGCTGCAAACATTGTTACTTGTCCCAGAGGAAGTTTAGTAAAAATAGCGGAGATGCCTGTAACTGCCGTTGATACTCCGTGCATTCTACTGTATCTTCGCATAACTTCCAAAGATTTTCCAAGCTTTACTATAGAACTAGAAATAGTACCTAGGCTCTTTATTATCAAAGAAACAAAGCTGGTTGTTCCAGCAACGGTTATTGTACCAAATAAAACTGAACCTATAATTCCTACTAATCCTGAAGACATAAAACTATTTATAGTCTTGAGTAATTTACTCAAAAGTTCAATTATAGGCTCTAACCCTTCATAGGCAATATTTCCTAAGATAGATTTAAAGTTCTTCCATTGATTAGTAAGAGCTTCCATCTGAGTTTCATTAGCCTTCATAGCCGCTGTGCTACCAGCCATTCTCTCTCTTAATTGACCGATAAAATCAACTTGGTTAATCAAGGCGACTAAGAAAGCAGCACCTCTTCTTTCCATTCCTCGAAAAGCCTCAGCAGCTCCAAAACCAGCATCTTTTAAAGTCTTTAATACGTTTGTAAAGCCTTTAGTTCTAACATCAATGTCACTTAAAGTTAGTCCAACTTTTCCTAGTTGAGTTACTAACTTATCTGTAGGTTTTAAAAACTCTGTCAATACTGCTCTTAAGCCAGTACCAAGCATAGATTTAGACCTAATACCAGCTTGGGTAGCGGCAGCAATCGCAGCGGCTGTCTCTTCATAGGACATACCCAGTTGAGCCGCAAAGTTACCTGCATACTGAATAGCAGTCTGGAATCCGGCAATATCAGCTTTAGATTCATTCATTGCAGTTGTTAAGGCATTAGTTACCTGAGTTGCCTCTGTTACTTGAAGACTGTAAATATTAAGTGTAGAAGTAATAACATCCGTGGAGGTAGCTAAGTCTGTACCTGTTGCTGTAGCAAGCTTAGCAATGGCCGGAAGGGTCTCTTTAATTTGAGATACACTCAAACCAGCTTGAGCTAATACTGTAGCGGACTTAGCCACTTCTAAGGAATTAAATTTGGTCGCATTGGCTACTTCATAAATAGTTTCTTTTAAACCTTTTAAGCCGGTGTCGGAAACAGCCGATATAGCCTGCAACTGCTTTAATTCTTCATTAAACTGACCCGTATAATTAAGAACAGACCTGAGACCATTTGTGACTGCGTTAATAGCCGCATAATTAGCCATTAACCTTAACTGGGTTACGCCCAGATACTGATTTAATTGTTGAGAACGTTCAGCATATTTTTGAGTTTCGTTACTAATACCGAGCTGGGATAATTGATAAGACTTTATTGTCTTTTGCATATTTTCCAGTGCGGCGGCTGTCTTAGCCTGCTGGAAAATTTCAGCATCCGCTCCACTATACATTAGCTTAGTGCGTTTACCAGTCAGTTCAGCTTTATTAATCATAGCCGGTAGACCGGTATAGAAAGCTTGTATAGCTTTGAGCTGTCTATTTAAAGCCTTAGTTTGTCCTGAAATATTACTAAGGGCTTGCGACATACTTTTATTTAAAAGATTGCCGTTATAATTATTAAAGGCCTCCTTAATCTCTTTACCAATTAACTGTGACCTTTTTATATCACCTTCTGAGAACAGGTTCTGTTTAGCTGCCTTTTTCTTTAAGGCTTCTATATTTTTAAGGCTTGTCTCTATCTCGTCAAAGGATTTTTTTAATTCCTTAGAATCTACTTTAAGCTTAGTCTCAACAACAGCTTTCTCGATGTCCGCCATTCTCTCCCTTACCCTTTCATTTTTTCCAGAGCCATTCTCAGCTGACTTTCATTCTGGATTTTAGTTTCTTTGCCTTTTTTATTACTCCCAAAAGCAATCGCTAATACTTTAGCCATTGCTTCAAAGTTGGTAATCGCATCAGTTTGTTTTTCTGACACTCTTATTTGTATATAGCTGCGAATTTCTCTAAGAGAAAAACGCCACTTTATATTATACAAAGAATCCTTAAAAGCCCAAAAGGTAAGTTCCTCGAAGTTTAACCCTTCTATCCATTTTAGGCAGGATTCGATTTTTCCTCTTTCATCGCCTTCTTGTTGACTTTGTCTGCCTCTTTTAGAGCAGGCATTAATTTTTCTACATTCTTCATCTGCTGCTCCAGTTTGAAAGTAAAAAAATCAACGATGTGCTCCGAAATCCAGTTGCTGAGTTTTTCCCCCTCCTCACAAGACAAGAACATAGCCCAGTTCTTTTCTACATTCTTACGATTTCCGTTCTCGTCTCTATCATCCATAACTTCATTAATCAGGGCATTTTGAAGATATGCATCCATTCCCAGATTAAATATCTGGTCCTTATCTACAAACTTAGAAAACATAGCTTGTAAAAGACCCATCGACATTTTAATCGTCTTGGTTTTTTCAGTTACCCCGTCTTCACTATAGGTAATATTGATTGAATCAGATAAATTTTTCTTATCTTTGGCTTCTTCCATTTTAGTCTCCATGCTTGTTGTTTTTCACGAATTTATAATATCTAATCTAAAAATAAAATCAAGAGCAAAAAAGAATAGGGTAACTATAAAGTTACCCTATCTGGCTTTAACGGAGACTAAAAGCCAAAAGGTTTAATTGAGTACAAAGGCAAAACCTTTATCTCCGTATTCCGCATAAAGCGGGTCACTCATAACCTGTTCCATCGGCGTAAATTCATACGGCATATTACCATACTGGTCTGTCTGGAACGACAGGCTGAAGCCGTTAGAAATACGCAGCTTCGGAATAATGATAGTAACCGGTTTCTTGCCTTCCGGAAGAATACCGACAATCTTCGCCGCCAAAGTCGGCTGGTCTTCAGCAGAGCCTACCGGAATCAGGTTTACTTTGTGAACACGGTCCCCGGCCGAGAAGTTGAACCCTTCCGGAATCGGACGGTCAAACGTCAGCGTATAGGAAGCAGACGAATCAGCTGCCGGAGAGGTCTTAATCAAAGCTTCGGCAATTTCATTGGAATCAATAGAAATCGTAACTTCGTCATTATTCGCAAAGCCTAGAGTACTCAGTACATCCTTAGCCGAAACTTCAACCGTACCCGTCAACGGACCTCTTTCACCTTCAGTAATACCGAAGACTGTCTTGAACTTTTCAGAACACGTTACAGTCTGTTCAGCACCAGCCAGAACCTTCATGTGTCCCTTTTCAATGGTCAATACAGCTACGCCATCGTTAGCCTGTTTCAGAGCCCTCATCAAGTCAAGAACCGTACCATTTACAGCTACCTGAGGAGCCGTACCCGGGTCAAACGTTGCTTCAGCCAGTTTACCAACAAATACCAAGTCTTCGTTGGAAGACTTATTGCCTTGGATAATTACATAATCATCCGGCAAGAAATCACTGGCACTGGAATCAGAAGAGGCCGATACTTTAATTTCGGTCGTAACCATATCACCATTGATGTTTTCTTTCAAAGCCAAATCGGCTCCTTCAATAAGCTCAAAACCTTCCAAACCCAAAGCATAGGCGAGGTTTCTCGAAGTATATTCATAAACTTCCATCGAAGCCGTAATATCGGAACCATTCTTTACGGAATAAACGACAGTATTTCTAATACCCTGCGTCAAATCAAGATACTGGTCACTGGACGAAAACGTAAAGTTTTTAACCAGACCAATACCATGTTTTTCAGGAGTAAAGTCGAGAACGTCTGCCTTTGGACCAATCATAACAGTTGCGGCACCAAGGTTAAAGCTCTCTGTTTTTGCACTACCTGCACCCGGCATAGTTTTATCCTTTCATAATTGATTTATATTAATTTACGATTTACATTTTAAATAATTTAATCTATAGTTTCAATAGTTTTTAATAAACTAAAATAAACTACGGAGACGATAATGGTCGAGAGGGAAGATACAGTCAGTCTTACAATCTATTTTCCAAGGTCCATATATGATTGTTTAAGAAAGAGGACAGAAATTACAGAACGGTCTCTAACCAAAGAGGCTATATATTTAATTAAACTTGGGTTATCCTATGGGTCAGAAGCCGATGTCAGGGCCTTGTCTCGGTTGATTCAACACTTACCAGAAGAAACTGGACGGCCCTAGTATTATACTTACCAAAAGGTTGTACCGTTGAAGGTTCTGTACAGGTTAATGTGCCTTTTTTCAACCAGTAATCTCTATGAGAATAAACGGTTATCTGTTTTAATGGTGCTAAAAGGTTCACAAGCCTGTTTATAATCTCAATGTGTCTAAATAGATTTTCATCTTCGAACGTAGATACCCCTACTTCAAAGGTATAATCGCAAAGGTGGGCTCCTATATTACCACAAAAATTTCTGAACAATATATAATCAATATTTTCAAGAACTTGGTCTTCAGCATGACCATCTAAGTTTTTAAATTCGATATTTTCAGATATGCCCTCCGTCCGTATATCCTCCATTTTTTCAAGTAAGAATCTCATAACAGAGGTTATTGTATCTTTATAAACATCTTCTTCAACCATTTTGCAAAACCTCCTTTATAGTTCTTGTTACCTTTCTCTTTATAGAATAATTTATAAGTTGTCTCATCGCCGGAGAAATAATAGGACGCATATCGTTGTTAGATACATACGTTCCTAAAACAGCTGCTGCTCCTGATAATACTTTTCTTCTTCCAAAAAGTCTATTATAAATTTCAACCGGAACATTAATATTTGTTCTTGGAAAAGGCTCCACTCTTATATTAGCCCATTGTAAGCCTGTAGCAGTAGGATTGAAGTTTCTTATGTCAATATAAGGCTGTCCAAATACTTCTGTTGGACTAGCCGATTGCAGCCAATTGTGAAGAACTTTCTTATTCGACCAGAAGCCACTGCTACGATGCTTTTTCTTCTTATATTTTACATACTTTTCACTTAAAGCTGGCCAAGGTTGTTTATTGTAAAAATGAAAAGGGTTAGCATGGACTCCGACTACCTTTTCGTCCAAATACTTAAAATATCTTTCTGATTCTTTCCTAACTACTTCCTGAAGCCTTGGCTTTAATCTAGAAAATCGTTTTAACGTTATCTTTTCTACCAAATTAACGATAACGTTTCCCAGCTCAGACAACTCGTATTTTTTAGTCAGCTTTTCCAAGAACTTTTCCCCTTACATAAGCCATTACTATACCTTGAACGTGTTCAACGTGTTGTACAGTAATCTGGTCGTCTAAGAGGTCTCCGGGTCTGATTTCGGCGTTACATAACAGACGGTAACGGGGCTGAGGAATTTTTAAGGAATCGTCTGTATAGGCTGTAAATTCCATTGCACATTTGAACTTACCTAAGTCTTTATAACCTACGGTTTTTTCCAATTTTGTAGCCGGGTCGATTTCAGAAATTCTTCTCTTCCAAGATAATTCTGTGTCAAGAATAATTACCCCATAGGTTAAATAAATCAAATCCCGATAGTACCCTTCGGTATTATCGAAAGTAAGTGCCCAGTCGCCCTCGGCCAACTGGAATATTTCTCCATTTTTTATATTTTGAAATTTGTCTACTTTTAAAATACGACGAGCATTAAAAAAGGAAGAACTTCTTGTCTGGCTCATCGGCGGTTTCAAAAGCTGTCCCCAAAACCGTTTACCGTCTTCTTTTACGAATAAATGCCTAATCGACCGGCCTACCCTATGTAAATCACCCATTAGCTTTCTCCGGTAATTGCGTCTGTTACTGCACCAACAACAAACGGAGTATAACTTGTATAGGTAATTGTTTCTTCCCCAGTTAGATTGTTTTCCAGCTCCTCTATCTCAGCCTGAACGTCGTCGAGGAAACTATCCCAATCAATCTTATTAAGGTAACGCGTAAACTTAGAAGAACCATCGTTTTCTTCTTGATTAACACGCAGTCTTACTGACGGAAATACTTGAACTACTCCTTTTAAAGTAATAAGCCTGTTAGCACGGATATTACCTACACCATCAGACTTTAAACAATTAATAAAAGTGTTTCCGTGCTTTTGTACTAACTGAAGATAAATTTCATTAAGGTCAATGTCCTCGTCGGGAAGCTCCCCGTTATTTAGACCATAATAGTTTCTAACATCTTGAGGAGAAGCACTAAAATAGAAAAAGGACGTGATTCTATATGCTTTCTTAATCGTATAAGGCTTCTTCTGATATAAGAAACTTACTTCCACAATCTGACTTTTAAAAAGTTTTCCTTCCTCTAAGGTGTTATATTCTTTAGGGATAACTATTATAATCCTATCCGTAGGAATTATTTCTCCTGTTTCAGTATCTTGACTATTTTCTGAAACAGGTTCTATAGGTTCTACGGAATCTTCCGGCTCCTCTGGAACGACTTCCTGCTCTTCGCTGGAAAATAATATGGTTCCGTCCATGGACCTTATCTTATATGTGTATTTATTATCATCAGGATACACGAAATTACCATTGACTGTAATGTCAACAGGCATCGTTAAATCTTCATCTTTAAATACATAGTCCATGAACGGATACCTTATTACTGCTGGTTAGAATTTCCACGGCTAGAAGAATTTGTGTTACCAGTCGGAGTAGATTCAATCTTTCTATTTTTGCCAAAAGATTTCATGAAAGCAGCCACAGCCTTTTCCTGATTTTCTTCACTCTTCTTCCAGATTTTTTCAAACTCTTCCTGACTTGCGCTCTCGTCCAGTTCTCCCAACCATTCAGCTTTTCCTCTGGAAATAAGGCTATTAATGGCTGTAGAAACAATGGCCACATAAGGCTTTCCACTCATAATATACTGTTGTTCACACAACAAATCGAGAAAAGAACCTTCTTTAAGTTTAATTAAAGCTTTTCTTTTGTAATTTTCTGACATTTAAGTCTCCTTTCTTTAATCTGGAGGTCTTCCGAAGAAGACCTCCTTCCCCCCACACTACTGTTTAGTATCATAGATAGAACGAGTATCACCGAAGACCAAACGGTATCCAGTAACTTCTGATTTAACATAGGTTGTTTTCTGATTTCTAATAGCCTTTTCAGATTCAGAAATCTGTGACCCGGCTTCAATCAGTTCCTCTAACGTTTCAGCCTTGGTAAAGCCAATCAGTTTACCAGCCGGGACGGTAGAAGACAGAGCAAATTTAATCGGAGAGAACATACCCGGAATATTTGCCGTAACAACCGGACCACCAACCTTAGCCATAGCTTCAGGCTGAGAAATACCAGACAGAGTAGGTGTAAACATCAGCATCCATTGCAGGTACATATCATAGTTACCAGCTATGGTGTCAATCGGAGCGTGTGCACCATTACCAGCCCGGTCGACTAACCAACTCAACAGAGACGGATAATCAATCTTGTTGGTCGGAGCCTGAGCGGCTTCACCGTTTATCTTCTTGTACATATCAGACTGTTTAACAATCGGAGCAGCCGGATGTACACCGTCACCGTTAATCAGAATAGTCGTAGCCAAAGCAACTTTAGACAGTTCCAACTGACGATTAATACGAGCAACATACGGAATCAGGATGTCAATTGCGGCACGACGTTCAAACTCATAAGTGAACTCGTAACCGGAACCATGCTTATACATAGAAACCATCTGTTCAGAGGTCTTAATCGTTCTCAAAGGAATGTCAGCACCCTGAGCTACATAGAAGGTACCTTCTGCGTCCTTATCAGATTCAGCGACGATTGAAACCATCTCAGTACCAGTAATAGTACGAGAATTACCTACGAGAGCAGATACACTTTCGAGATAGTCCTGATTGGTAGAAAAACGCAGAACACTGTCAACTACCTGCGGAAACAGAACTCTGGTACCCGGATAGGACTGGAAGGTTTCACCGGTAGCAGCCAATGAAATCTTCTTTGAATAGTCTTCTCTTACCGGCAGGCCCAAATAAGCCAGCGCGGCTTCGTAACCATCCAATCCAGCTGCTTTATATTTTTTACCTTCTTCGTCAGCATCAAGGTCAACTGCGAAACGCAAATAATCATCAAGTGCCAAACCATATTCTTTTGCTTTTTCTGCAAATTCGATACCGGCGTTCTGGGAATCAACACGCTTTTCAGACTTCAATCCCCCCAGAAGTTCTTTCAACGATTTTGCATTTTCTTTTAATGCCAAAATACTTTTCATCTGTTATTCTCCTTAGTGTGTCTTTACGACGATTACTTCATCGCCGTTTACTTCCCATACAGCAAGGTCAGAAGTGGAATCTGCGTCCTTTTTGACCAAACCATTTCCGGCACCGACAACTTTATCACCAACTGCAACAGCTGCCTCTGACTTTTTAAAAGCCATACCACCGATAATTTTTACTGCACCGACTTTAATGTCTTCAACCTTGCGGTCTTCGACATTTTCCAAACGACCAAAAATCAGGTCTCCGTCTCCGGCAAGTTTAACCGTATTAGAGGCCGTGCTATCCTGTACAACAGCCAAACCAACGTGCTCTTCTTTAATGCCATCAGCCAGAATAAACGTAAGGTCATTGGCAGGTACAGTATTTTTTAATGTAACGCCCTGATAAGCCATTATAATTCTCCTTAACGAACTTTATATACCGAGAAGTCAACACCACTCTCGTTATTGTTAATACCTCTATCGGCTCCGGCAGAAACGCCATTAACCGGAATATTTGCTAACGTAAGATGAGCTTTTTTCAAAAGTTCAGCCTTACCTTCAGTGTCTTCCGGAATAGTGTCGGATAAACCGGCCGCAACCAATACCTTTTTAATCTCTTCATCAAAAGAAGCTTCAACACCTTTCAGGCGTTCAATTTCTTTCTTTGAATCAGCCAATTCGGTTTCTAATCTGGCCTTCTCTTCAGACAAGGAAGCTTTCTCTTCTTCCAAAGCAGCTTTAGCGTTCTCAGCTTCATTTTTAGCTGTCTCGAGAGCCGCCTTCTCTTGTCCTAGGGAAGCCAAGGAAACCTTCATGTCCTTCACCTCATTTGACAGAGGCTCAGTGGCCGCCAAAATGGCAGCTTTTAACTCTTCTGGGTTCATTTCTACTTCCTTGTTGTAAATTGTTGAACACAAATTAAATACGCAGAGGTCTTTTTTAACCCCCTTCTTTGTCAGAGTAATAACTGGTGAGTTTTTATCTGACATTGCCATCTGGTACATACTATCAAGGATTTTTGCGTGTTTAGCAGCTCCCCTAGTTACCAAAGACAATTCTCTAACTGATTCCACTCCCGGGACTATTACATGAGCGTCATCTTTGCCCATAACTGCTCCGCATTCGGGACAGGTTCCGTAAAGGAAATCAAGAAAGTTTACGTCATCATCTAAGAAGTCTTTATTACATTTATTACATAGAATTTTCTTCGGCATAAAGCTGTAAGAAACTTCGTCGATTATACCATTATCTACATCAGATATAATTTCGGGATGATTTGTACTAACACCGAAGAGTGTATAAAGAGCAGAATGTCCTGTATTCTGTTCATCTACTAATTCTGCATAGAAAACTCTTCCTGTTGGCAAAACCTCTTGATTGTGCATTGTCTGTAGAGTAACAGTATTAAGGGGGTCATTTACCAGATTTAACATATCGACAAGAGCCTGTCTTTCTAAGATACCCTTATCATATAAGGTCCCTTGATGGATAGGTTCTGTAGAAATACCTCTAGCCTGATAAAAGACAATTTTATTGAGGTCAACATCTGTCCCACAACGGGCCATTACCTCTTGTCTCATTTTTTCTGTTAAAGTTACTCTCTTAGCCATAATTTTACCCTTTTGTCATAAAGATAACATTTTAAATAATTAATTCAATAGTTTTTTTTAAACTATCAATTTAAGTCTTTCCCTTTCTGCTGGTCCTTAGTTGTTTTGTTACTGTTTGACTTTGCCATATCTCCACCTTCAGCTGTTAAACTCCTTCCAAGAGGGTCAGTGTTTGAAGTGGTATCCGTTGTATTCATTTTATTAGACTGGAAATTAGTTCCTGATAACTGAGTAATTTGTCCGGTCGGAACTCGGTCATTCATTAAAAGGTGAAAATCAAGGTCGGTTATAATACCAAGAGAGAGCTGTTCCAGTAAACGAGCCTGTCTCATTGTCAGTTGATTTTCCAATTCAAGTTCTGGTCTAAGGTCAACTCCCTTTGAATACATAACAGCCTTTCCATCAAAACCGGACATACGCAAAGCCAGTGTAAATATTTCTTCAAGAAGATGGTCAATCGGTTTATTTAAAGCTGCTGCGTTGTCTGCAAAAACTTTAGCCTCGACAGATGCTGTATTTACACCTGAAGAACCGCGGCCGAGTACGGCACTTACGACCTTCATTGCGGCTTGGTTCTGGGCATTCAGTGTATCAATTACTTCTGCAATCTGTAAAGAACTTCCCGGACCTTTTTCATTCAGCATCTTAGCTTGAACAGCGTCAGTGTGGGCAATAGGATATTGAGGCTTAATACTGGCAAAAGAATTAGCAATAGTATTAACGGTGCTATTTACATATTCTCTATACTTATCTGGGTTAGCCTTAATTTCAGCGGGCATATTGTTTTTTATAATTTCTTCCATCACCGTTAAATCAATGCGTGGAAAGCCTGTTATATTCATAATCCGATACAGGTCATTAATTACCTGTTGTCTGGCGGCGATAACGTTTATAGCACTTACAAAAAAGGAATATGTATAAGGACTTGTCGGGTCTCTACGGAAAAAGGCTGTGAAGAACGTAGGAATATCAAGGCTCACTTCTTCACCTGATTCATCAGTCTTCTGAATCGGTTTATATTCCCCGTTCTTATTTTCCGTCCATTCAACAAAATGCATATCAACATTTCTGATTTCTTTTGGGAGCAATGTTTTATCAAATACCAACTCGGCTCCAACAGCTCCTCTTAAAAGACACATATACTTTAACTCTTCTCTTAAAGAACTAAGAGAAGGCTTCATTTGATAATTTAACGTGTAGTCGTTTCTAAAAGTAATCCTATTAATAAGATATTCAAGGGTCTTAGTTCCTTCTTGACTTATTTCTCCCTCAGCGTCAACTGCATAATAGACCATTTTTGTATCAGATACAGTTAAAAAAGCATTTACCGCTGCGGAGCAATCAGGGTCTTGCCGAAAGAGGTTTTGTAAAAGTTCGTTTGAATCTTCACTAACCCTTGTATCATAAAGGTCTTCAATATGCTCCATATAATCGGGAGCAGTTAAAGTGCTGGCACTTCCGCCGGGGCGGTAAGTATCAGTATAAGCATTACCGTCAGTCTTTGCCTTTTTAGTTGGAAGTATAAACTCAAATAATGAACTGATTCCTGCCATAATCTTCCCTAATACAATAACCTGTTAGTTGAATAGCCACTCATATAGCCACACAGGTTAGACCTATCCTTCATCTTATCCTTATTTTTATAATTTTCTTCTGGACCTGTCAAGCTAATTATTGTTCTGTCTTCATTTTTTAGACCGAGACCGGCTACATATTTTATCTGTTTGGCTAAAAGAGCATATCCAAGCGCATGAAAATAGTGGTCATTCCCGTTCAACTTTACCCACTCAGGTTGTTTTCCGGGAACGTCTTCTCTGGCCATGTCTTGTAAATGCTCGGTGATTAATTCTTCTTGGTCATAATAACCGTAAAAATCAATCTCTCCGTTCACTATCTTAGACTTAACTGCATCAAGGGCGTGGGTACGGTTGCACATATAGAAAGATACCGCTTTATCTTGTTCGTGTTTAGGCTCGGCAATCTTCTGGCCTCCGTAAACTACTGGCTGGATACGGCCCTCAGTCATATCTCTAATATCATTTGATAAAGGAGTATAAGGATAACGGTCGATAGCTCCGGCAACAATATTGTACTTCTTATCCAATTCCTTTACTTTACTCAATAGTTGGTCGTAAATAACCCTAATAAAGGCGAAGGCCGCCCCATCTGTATAAAGGACTATATGGCAGGTTAGGCCTTCATCTATACCTATATATACAGGTTTATCCGGCGAAACTTCCGGAACTACCTGCGATTTAAAGCATTTCTTAATCGCCTTAACGTCAATACGAGCGTCTCCCTCTTTATATTCTTCTCCAAGAACCGTATTATATCCGCGGCGGATTTGACCTCTTTTTATACAATCGGCCATTGTCATTACCAAATATTTAATAGACAACAAATTGGTACTAAATGGACGAATCTGGTATCCTCTGTGATGTTCTCTGGACGGATAGGTGGGAACCCATTCTCGAATAGCGTCATCAGATAAATCAAGCGGATGCCGACACTTTTTGCATACGACGCAAGAATTGTCGTAATCTAATCCTACGGCTACGTCCTCTTTTATATCTGTAAGTCTTTGGATAAACTTTGGTAACTTAGGAATATATACGGATTCTAGGTCATAAAGAGGTACCTGCCATTCGTTACAATGCGGGCATTTCACAAAATATTCCCGTTGGTCGGAAGAATTATAATCAGCTGAGATACCGAAATTTTCAAAGGTAGGGGTGGAAAAGCTTTGTTTAATTTGATAGACGGACGCTTGAAGTCTGGAATTAGCCAAGGCATAAAATTCTGATGTTCCCAAATCAATTTCGTCATTTAAAATCATATCTACCGGCGTAGATGTAACATCGGATTCGGAACCACCGGAAATATATAAGAAAGATGAACCTATCTGAAGAATATTATTATTTCTTATATCACCTTGTCCCGGAAAGTCCGTATCAAAAATAGGGCGAATACGAGGAGCACTGTTATTATCTTTCAATATCTTAGTCGGAAAAGTATAAAGAACGCGGGTTCCGGGGTTCATTACCATAAAACCGAGGGCTTTACGAATCTGACATTCAGTCATTCCGATTTGGGATAACTTCTTACAACAAAGGTTAGGGTGCATATCAGCCAATACGGCTCTCTGATAACCTCTATTCTTCAAAGAAAACGGTCCCCCGGCTAAGGTTGTGTTATTACAAACCCATTCGGCCATATCAGAATCGGTCTTTTGTCTTATGACCTTTTCTGCTAAGGCTTGAAGATAAGGATTATTTGAGAAGACGTATTTCATTTTACCTCCGTTTTAGCACAGCCTAAACCTATTTTTTAAAATAGTCAACTTTTCTATTGACAAAGTATTTTATATAAGATATAAGATAATCGAATCCAAGAATAGCTAGTCAGTTAATAACAGTTTGACGCATGAATCATTAAACACCTACATATTATTTTTCTTAATTAGTTCCACCGAAACCTCAGTTGAATAAACTGAGGTTTTTTGCTTGACATTTACAAAAATATATCGTAGACTACCACCACTTTACACAACCTAACATACCATAACATTTAGGGAGGGATTATGGAAGTTACTGATAGAGATAAACGCATAAGCATTGAAAGCTTTGCCAAAAGGGTCGGTGTTTCTTACCAAACCATTTACCGCTATATAAAGAAGGGTTCATTAGTTCCCCGAAGAACTTTAGGAGGAAAGGTATATTTTCTACTTACAGATGTAGAACTTTTTAAAAACCATACTTCTTCAGAACCTTTAATTTTAAACGGAGAATCGACCCATGGCTCAAAACAATAAATATCCTGATATAAATTATGAGACCGTTTTTAAGATTTATTCTATAGGATTAGAGATTAAAAAAAACCCTAAGTATGTAGCCGAATCTCCATATTCAGAACCTATCAAAAAGTCTCTCAACCTTATTTTCCCGCCGGTTAGTATTAACACCGGAGAAAGTTCGTCAAAGGCAGACCTTCCTACCATGACAAACTTAGACCTGAAGACAGAAATAATTAATCTGTACTGGCAAACTAAAGAATTACTTAAATCCAACGAAATAGACGATAAAGACAAAGCTTCTATCCAAAGAACGGCAACCACCCAGCTGGAGAAGCTGCTTACGTTGGCGGAGAGAGCAACAAATCTGAATCAAATGCGGGAATTTGAATCCAAAGTCTTGAAGATTCTAAAAAAGGTTCTTCCTGAACAAAGAGAAATGTTCTTAAGAGAACTCGCAGAATCGGAAAGTAGAGAAGAATTAGGTACAGAATCAGGAACAGGACTAGGTACAACGAAGGTTATTGAAGAGGGGAAATATAGATTATGACAGGTAATACTTTAAAACTAGCCAAGGACTTAGCAGAAGAGAAAGAAAAAATCTCCCAAAACATAACTCTTTTCCCGAATAAGGACCTTTTCAAGAATAATGCCCCGCTTCTTTGGCAAAAAGGACTTCCGGTAATACCGTTACGCCCTCGCGGCAAGGAACCGATTCCGATAAACTGGACCTCTTATAAGGACAAGATGCCGCTTCCTCAGGAACAAGACCACTGGCTAAACAATTTCCCGGACAGTAACATAGGATTGCCGTTAGGACCGCAGTCGGGGTGTGTTGCCATTGATATTGATACCGAGAATAAGACACTTATTAATATAATCAATGAAATCTGTGGATATTCTCCTTGGGAACGTGTCGGACAAAAGGGAAAAGTTCTCCTTTATAAATATAAAGGAGAGAAACCGTTTAAAATTAAAGACGTAGACGGTCACATGATTTGTGAATGTCTATCTTCCGGCAACCAAGTGGTTCTACCACCGTCAATACATCCCAAAACACAGAAGCCGTACGTTTGTAATCAACCGATTACAGAGGTTATACCTTATCTGAAACCTCTTCCGGAAAACCTCGAATCCATGTTAAGGAACGCTTTCCAAGATTACGGAATTACGCTGTCTCACGCAGGCTGGACCAGAACTACGGATTACGTTTCTCAGGGAAGCCGTGACGTAAAGATGACCACGATGGCAGGCTTCTATGCAAATGCAGTAACCAGAGGAGAGTTATCGCTGCTAGAAGCAATAGACCGTATGTATGTATGGAAAACCTGCTGCGTTGAGAATGTGGCCGGAGACGACATTGACATCGAGAAAGGTGTCCGCAATCTCATTCAATTCCTGATTCAAGATGTTGTAGGCCCGAAAAATAAACCGCTTCCTCTCGGATGGGATACCGGACTTACCGAGGAACAGAAAGAAAGCTGGGGTCTTAAATTCGATGCCGAACATAACGAATGGTCAGTAGAACAACTGAAAGATTATCTCAAGACCGAGTTTGAAAAATACGAAGATGAAGGGGCTATTCAAAGGATTTCGGCCATAGAATATGTTCTACGCAGAATCAGTCGTTCTCCGCATTTAACGTCCTTAGAAATAGATACGGTCTTCACCTACATAAAACAAACTAACAGTAAAACTATTCAGGTTCCGAGCCTAAAGAAACGTCTACAGGAACTGCGACGGGGAGAACTGGAGGGAATTGACCACACGGAAATAGCTAGAGCCGTGCTGGAAGACCTGAAGAGAATAGGAGAAGTTCACTTCTGGAATGATAAATTCTGGCAGTATAAGGGCTCCAACTGGGAAGTATTGTCTGAACAGGAAATACTTTGTTTAGTAGCTAACAATTACGGGAATCTTCCTGCTGCAAGAAAGGCTCACGACCATGCCGGGGTTTTGAAAGTATTAAAGTCAATTGTCCCTCAAACTGACCTGAATAGTAGAAAAATACAGGGTGTCAATTTCGCAAACTGTTTCGTAAGCAGTGACGGAATGACCTTTCCTCACGACCCTTCCTTCGGGTGTACCTATACGCTGCCCTTCAGATATGTACCTGAACTTGTTGACCATCATCCTAGATTTGATAAGTTTCTGGAATCAATTTGGGGTATGGAACTGGATTTTGAAGCGAGAAAGAGAGCTCTTCAGGAAGCGATGTGTGCAACCTTCTTCGGAATGGGGCCCTCATTTGCCAGAGCCATTCTTCTCTATGGTATTGCAGGATCGGGTAAATCTCAATTATTGGAAATAGTTAAACACTTACTGCCTAAGGAGGTTATTTCGTATGTAACTCCCTACAAGTTTGAAGATAAATTCGAAGTAACGGAATTATCCAAATCCCTTTTAAACATTTGTGGCGAGTTAAACGAATCGCAACCGATTCCGGGAGCAAGTTTTAAGTCAATTATTGACGGAAGTACCTTAGACGGCCAGTACAAAGGAAGACCGATATTTTCCTTTACGCCGATGGCGACGCATTGGTTTGCCAGTAATTACCTGCCAAAGACAAAGGACGTGTCGGAAGGGTTCAATAGACGATGGCTCATTCTTACATTCAACCATGCGGTTAAAAAGAAAGATAAAGTCCGCAACATTGGTGAAACAATAGTCGCTGAGGAGAGAGAGGGCATTGCCGCATGGGTTATCTCCTGCGTTAGAGAATTGGTAGAGCAAAGAGATTTTACTTTACCAAGCAGCCATCAACAGATAATCAGGGAGATGGCCAGTGAGAATGACTCAGTTTTTTTCTACCTGACCTCGGAGGAGGGACCGAGGAGGACGGAAACCGGGAGCGGCTCAGTATTGGTAAATTCTCTGTACGAAAAATACACGAGCTTTTGCTGTGCGACTATCCGTGCAAGGCCTGTGGGGTTGAGAGGCTTCTTACGGAGGCTGACCGAATTAGGCAACTTTATGGGCTTTCAAGTCGATGGCTTGATGGTGAATGGACTCACAATGGACAAGACGACGGGTGCCCGCTTGCAGAGCGACCTATAAGTTTGCCGGAAGAACAAGCAACGGAGCCCCTAGGCAAGGCAGAGAAAGCTATCGTATATGTTCTTGAGGGTAAAAAAGTCGACGCAGAAACTTATAAGAGAGCCAAAAGGCTACGCAAACGAGCCGAGATTCAGGACCGGAAACGGGTAAAAAAGTATCGAGATAGAGGAATCTTTTCATAAATACGCCGAGATGAACCAAAATCGGTCAAAATTGGTCAAAAAAGGCCATTCTGTGTGATTTTTTCACACAGAATGGCCTTTTTCTTACACTTTTTTGCAAATAAATGCTAAAAACCGCAAAAAAGCCTCTTTTTTAGTAATTTATTGCAAAAAAGTGTATTGAATGACCTCTTTTCCCGCTGATATGTGCAAATTTTTTGCATATATGGTCGCATACACAATCATATATGTAGCCATCATCTACCTCCGCGACCGGAGGAACGCATACGTCGAGAGCGTTCGAGCTCTTCCAAATACCGGTATATGCCTTCCCAATCAATAAATTCTTCCTTCTCAGAGTTCCACCAAGGAACCGTTATTTCTCTGGTTTCACCCTCCCGAATGCCACGCAACTGCGGCTCTATTATTTCCCTGTTCATTTTCTCATGGTCTCGCCTGACCATTATTACCAAGTTGGTAAATTCATTGCTGCCGCCACCGCCTAGCGGATGCTTGTGGTGAACATCTAAAAAAGAAGGGAGCTCTTTCCACGGAATGAGCCCCTTGTAATATAACCAGTGAAGAAATGCTTTCTTAACACGATTCTTGAAGAAAGCACGCTCCTCTTTCTGTTTAGTTGAGTTTTTGGTATAGGTTATCTGCTTGCATTTTTGATTTTGGTTGAGGTTTTGTTTGCAATCGTGTTTAAGATTTTGTTTGCAATCACGTTCACGGTTAATCATTGGTTTCTCCCCTCCCTGTTCTGGTCAACTCTCCTGTTAAGATTCTAGTTCTGGTTAAGATTCTTGTCAAGTTTGCGTTCGTGTTCGTGGTCGTTCCCCTTGCTGAGAACTGTGGCTACGTTCACAAAAGTGACCGCGAACACGAAAGTGACTGCGTTCGCGTTCGCGTTCGCGTTGAGTGATAGGCAAGTTGGTAGGTTGTGTTAGGTGGAAATGGTTTTGGACGGGGAGTTAAAATCTGAGCCTGTTCTCCGTCACCTTTTTATTCTCCCATATAAAAAGCCTGTACCCCTTCCCGATTCCTTCCCCCGTCCCCGTTCCCGTCCCCGATTCCCCCGCCCGATTCCTTTGTTAAGCATTGTCCCCGGTTTTTTTCTCCCACGGGCTAACCCCCTCGTCGCATATATAGCACGTGCCCGCGCGTATATCTTATAATAAGTTTAATATAAAAAAAGAATCACACAAAAACAATTACTTACTGAAAAAAGTGTACTTTTTTTAAAAAAAGTACAAAAAAGTAGTTGACAAGTAATAAATTAGCTTATATATAACAACCATCAGCCGGGCGGTTGGTAGTTATAGCACATTGTGAATAAGTAAATTTTATGCAAACCGCGTGGGGGTTGCCGCCCCTGCGTATCGGTAATACCTGAATATTGCCTAAATCAAAGATGTTCTAACGTTAGAACATTAAATAAACATATAAGCCAACTAAAAGGAGTCATCAATGTTCACACTAGCTATTTACACAATATCATTTATAACCATATACGCCGCTATTTGCGGGCTTATGGAATCATTAAGAAAATAACAGTTATTAACATTTATTAACATTTTATACAGGAGTCAAAATTATGAGTATTAAACACATTAACCAATCGTCGCAACCTTTGCACAAGCCGGATTATAAAACGTTAAATGAAAACAACGCCCGCAATGTTCGTTTATCAAACGACTTTACAGGCGAGCCGAAGGAAATAGTTTTATCTTACCTAAAAGAAGGTCATAAAGCCTATTTAAGAGAAACAAACGCGGAAAACAAAGCCGGACTCGCCGGGCTTGCCGTTGTGAAATCAATCTTTAAAGCCCGTCTGTATTACTCAACTTTTAATAAAAAGATGGACGAAAAGGGGTTCAGAAAACATATAATCTTACACTTATTTAAAATAGGCGCGGATATTCGCACACATCCACAAAAGTCGTCCATTTATGCTAAAATTAAGGCAGCGTTAAAATTAATCGAATTAAATCACGATATTATTAAAGAATCTAACATAATAGGCACGCCCGCCGCGGCTATTGCAGAAATAACGGGCAGTATTTTTGCAAACTATGAAAGTTTGCGCGGTTTGTATGACGCTCTTAAACCGGAAAAACAGCCGAAGCCGGGCGCAAGCGACGAATCAGAATCTAACCCGGAATCAGAATCTAACCCGGAATCAGATTCAGAAACAGAAACGGAAAATAGCCCGGAATCTGTACCACTTCCGCCGGAAGTAGTACTTATGCAAACAGCGAGCGACTTTATAACCGCATTTGATAACGTTGTTAAGATTTACGGTTATGGCGAGGCGGTTACGATGGCGGGCGACGTTGTGGAAGTAATAACGCAAGCTTACCAGAAAATACAAGCAACTGAAAAGTTGGCCGCCTAACCGGAAGGGGCTCCAGACAGGAATCCGGGACTTGTTCCAACGTTGGAACAAGTCCCGGGCGGGACTTCTCTATTTTTAATTTATATATTAAATGGCCGCTTAAGATGGCGCGCGAAAAAGTTTTGGAATCATATTAAGGGATTCCGAAAAAGTTCCAACGTTGGAACAAAATTGACTCCGTGTTCCAACGTTGGAAAATTGACAAATTTTGTCGATTTTAGACTGTTAGACATTTTCTTGACAGAAGAGGGGGCGGAATTTCGTCCACACCCCGTCTATGCCAGATAGACAAGGGCGTTCCCCGTCTCAAGCACTTTCACAGCCTAGACAAAGAACCACTTTTTAGACTGAAACGTATCATTTTTACTATATAAGGAGAAAATAAAATAAACCATTGAAAAACCAAGAAAAAGCATCTGACAAATTAGACAAATGAAACTTATACAATAAAATAAGGACCCGCTTTTTTTTAACCACTTGAACATTATTAGAACACCGCTGGAGTAGTTTACATCTAACCCATTGTTTTTATATATTTTGTCTAAAATAGATTTTTTTTTTTTTTTTAAGATTCACGGAAAAAAAATAAGATAAATATACCCTATGGGGTATTTATAAAAAAATTCTATATAGAGACAATTTAAAATAGTCTGTCAACTCAAAAAAAAACTAGACAAAAGAGTAAAAACAACAACTTGGTCAAAGATGGTGAAATAATTGTTCTATCTTGGTTCTAGTTTTTTTCATTTTTCTGTCCAAAAAAGGTAGAATAATACCTTTTTTTCAAAATTCCGTCTCTTTGTCTAGGGAGGGAATAAAACTGAGTACTTTTTCCGGCGACAATTCCGACCAGATTCCGGACGAGATTTGGAAACAAAATCCGGAATCAATTTGGGGAGAAATTTGGGAAAAGATTCCGCGTCCATTTTAAGATTGTTCCAACGTTGGAACAACCTAGCAAACAAACCGTGGTAAACAAACCGTGGTAACACAACTGAAAGGAAACAAACGATGGTAAAGAACTTATCCGACTTAATCGTGAAATATGCCAAACAAAACATGGTTGTAAAACTCGAATTTGACCTTTTTGAGAAACGCCCCCGCCTCAGTGTCTTTTCTCAAGATGGTAAAACCTCCAAAATTTTAGCTGTGAGTAATATGAGCCTACTTTCAGGTAGGGGGATACCAGAAAGGAAAGTATATGCAACCACTGCCTAAAAAACAGGGCTTAATGACTGGTTTAATAACCATTTTATTGACTGGTCTAATGGCTGGTCTAATGGCTGTGTATCTTCAGATATATTTTTGGATACATTTCCGAAAACACACAAGTACACAATTTAGGAAGACAGCGACAAATTATTATATATACCGATTTGTATGTAAATTTCAGCCTATTTTTACATACTCAAAAGTAGGTTAATTTTTAGACAAATACAGCACAAAAATATTTTTTCATCTTATTTAGACAAAACTAAATTATTAACATTCTAGAAGAATGTAAATGTTCCAACGTTGGAACAACTTAAACAACTTAAACAACTTAAACAACTTAAACCACTTGAACAACTTAAACCACTTGAACAACTTGAACAACTTGAATTTGTTTTAGAAAGGAACAAGTTATGACTAATGCAAACGAGATTCAGTATGAATTGCCGGGAGTTATTAACCCTAAATTAGAAAATTGGAGAATTGAAATAACTAGAGACCGGTTCTGCGACAATCCTCGCAACGATTGTGATTGTCTTATTGGTAAGTTTTTTGTAAAAAATTCTTGTAAGTACGTTGAAAATGAACTTACAGAAATAGGCGACTTTTTCCGATTGGTCGTCTGGTAATTACCAGACAGACAAAAAACGTTTAGAGGAAATGGGTTTTATTGTTTATCCTGTATCTGTTTCCCGGATGATTTTTGCAAAGCTTTTTCAGTTGAAGAGGCGAAAAAGTTTGTGGTTGAAATGTGAAGTGGATTTAATTGTTCCAACGTTGGAACAAATTGAAAGAAGAATAGGAAAATTACAGAATTTAGAAAGAAAGGAATTAATTATGACTGACACAAATATAAATGCAAACGAGAACACGAATGAGAATGCAGAAAAGAAACCTATCCTGAATCTGGAAGTAAACAATTTTCGGAAAGCGAATAGTAGAGACGGAAATGAATGGAGCAGAGGTCAGCGACGCTCAATGCATTGAATCCAGCATAACTTTTGAAGACTTTTGCGATGATTTAGGATATAGTAAAGATTCCATAAGAGCTTTAAAAATCTACGCTGCTTGTCAAGAGACTTATGGTCTCTTAATTAGGTCTGGAAAATGGGATGAATTGAAAACTTTACATGAAAATGATTAAGGAGAATGAGGATGAATTTATTTTATTTTATGGTTGACTTTATACTTAATTGTGTGGTTGGGATTATTCTTGGTTTTCTGGGATTTGTGATTAGTTATACGGCATCTTTTTTAATCACGGAAGCAGTCCTGAATACAAACGCGATTGTAACTACTTCAAGTGGTTTTTATGTGAACGTAACCTGCGATTATTATGATGGGCTCAATGAGTGGGCAAAACAACCGGGAAATTTTATTCAATTCGATTGTGTAGATTAACTGAGTATAAAGGAGAATAGAGATGCGTTGTAAAGCTTATTTGGAACAGGATGACCAAGAAGAATTGGGAAAATATTTGTGTAATAATTGGACGTTTAATCGAGATGGTTCTGCGGCAGAATTAAAGGAGGCTATTTTAAAAGCAATTGCTGATTATTTAAATGACCGTCCCGTCAGATGGAAAAATACCCCGTCATGGGAAGCTGAGGATATTATGAGAGGCATTTTTACTTCGGTAGACGCTGTTAATATCTTTGGCAGATGGGATGAAGATGATTTGATTTTAATTGGCTATGATGATGAGTTTTAAAAACATTCTCAGATTGTTCCAACGTTGGAACTTTTTGAAAGAAGAATAGGAAAATTGAACAGAAATTGAAAGGAACATAAAAATGTATATGATTTGTAAAGATTTTGACTTAGAAGAATTTGAACCATGGGGTGAAACAGCCATAAATACAAAAGAGAAAATAGTCGATGCCGGGAAAGCGGACGCGTTCTCGGCCCAGATTCGGGAACTTTATCCTGACGGAATCCCGGAAGTAACTATGAACGACCTCCTATGGTTTGACTGGGATTGGTGTTTTGAATTGGTTGGTATAAGCGATTGCGAAGATGATGAGGACGAGGAAGACGAAATAGATTCTGATTCCGAAAGCGAAGAAGATTGAAGAAAAGGAGTAAAATTATGACTGAAAATGCAGTTGAAAATGCAGTTGAAAATGCAGTTGAAAAAAACGGCGGGAAAGACCGTGAAAAAACTTGTAAAATAATTAGAGAAGTTTTGGAACAGTATAATTTCTCTATTCATGAAGACTATAGTAGGCTTGAATTAAATATTTGTACTCCAGCCGGGGAAGATTGGTGGATATGCTTAAATTTTCCTGAAGATATTTTTGATTATGCAGAGGATTTTGATTCCGATTCTGAATTTGAAATGTGGGTAGAAGCTAAAATACAGGGAGATAAAAGTGTACCCGGTTACTCAGAACTTTATAAAGACCAGCTTTGGAAAGAAAAAATCTTGAAAGATGTTGTGGTTGAAATTAGAAAGAGAATTAAAAAAGAATCTTGAAAAGAATCTTAGAAAGAATCTTAGAAAATGAAAGGAACCTTTTATGAAAAAAGAACCCGAACGTAATCCTGAACGTAATCCCGAGCATAGTCCTCTTTTGGATTATATCATAACTTTAAAATCATATAAAGTTAATTTAGATAAATGCCATTGGGTTCCTGAAAATCATAATCGGTCTAAAATCAGATTAGCTTTGGAAAAAACTATGAAAGAGGAGGGGGTACTTATTCCGGGATATGAATTGAGGAAAGTTTGTCGTGTCCCTTATTGTGTACATCCGTTGCATTACAGAGTTATCCCCTCTCTAAGTCAAGTTCCAAATCCGGAAGAGGTTGAAGAGCTGGTTGACTTGATAGACGTGGAAGTTTGCGAAAATCTGGGTTTTGAAAGATATTTAGTTCTCTTCAATGAAGATAACCCTCTTCCAGCTACAAGAGAGGACATGAGAGCAGCAGTAGCAATAGCTTTGTCCAGAGCTAAAAAGACAATCCCTTTGGACGATATTTTTTGGAAAGGAATAGAAGATGGATAAATATAGTAGCGAATTTTTGAGAATGGTCTTGTCTGGAGAAATAAATCGAATAACCGGACAAAATGTTACAATTATGTTAGTTAGGGTTCTTTCTGAAGTTTTAATGGATTTGAATAAACTTAAGAAAAGAGTTGCCGAACTGGAAGAGAATCTGAATGAGAACGCGAATGAGAACGCGAATATAAATGAAATCATGAACAAAACCACGAAAGGAGACCAGAAATGATTTTTACGATTGAGGCTGAATTTACAGAGACATTATATCGGAAAAAGAGAATAAAAGTTGAAGCTGATTCAACAGAGGAGGCTCTTTATTTAACTAAGCGCTGTATGTATAATGACAGCGAGATTCTTGATGAGGAACGTGTTGATGAGTTTTACCAAGGTGTTTATTTAGAAGAGCCAAAAATCTTGGCTGTAGAAGGAATTTTTAATTAAAAAAGAGAGGATAATTATGGTTTCAGCTGTAACACAAATAGCTAATAGAGCTAAGGCATTAAAAGCGATGGATACTTTGGCTCGTTTTGCTAATAATGAGTACCGGTATGAAGAATGGGCTATAATGACTTCTGACGATGCTTCGGATATAGACGACGTTTTTTGGGTAGAGATTGCGTCAGATGATGAACGATTTAAGGAGTATTATTACCAATTTAAATCTATAATTAAATCTGGATTGTTTTTTGGTTAATAAAAGAGATTGTTTAAAAAAGAGATTGTTTAAGAAAGGAGACTAGCTATGCGTTTGGAAAGCAGAAATAAAGTTTTAATTGGTATAGACGATGATAATAACATTATATATCTTGAGGATGTTTTTTGGGATGGAGACTTTAAAGGTGCCGTTGGGACAGAACTTGAATATAAAACCGAAAGCGAGGCTGAGTCCTTATGGGAAGATGCAGAGGAAAATCCGACTGATTATGTAGATAGGTACTCTTGGATTGAGGCAGCTAGGCAAGGTAACAATGATTCCTACGAAGATTTTGCTGAACAAGAGATTAGGGAACAAAAAGACCAAGGATATTCTTGGCCTAACGCAGATGGTAGTTCTACATCCTTTGTTTCAGAGAATGACGAAAAATTTATCAGGGATTATTTAGGTGAAACTGAGCCACTTGTATTTGATTGGTCTCGAGCAGGTCGAATGTTTGATAAGAACTATGAATTAAGAATAGTAGCGAATCCTGAAGCATTGGAGATTATAAAAGAGTTTGAATCTGAAGAAAATATGACCGAAGAAAGAGCTAAAGAATTGATTGCAAAGATTGACGCTATGTAAGGATGCTATGTAAGGATGTAATTGAAAGGAGAATAATATGTTATACTTCATAATTGATTATGATAAGTATAAAGGGTGTTTTACTGAAAACCAGTTAATTGAATATGCTAAGGAGGAAAATTATAAAGACCAACTTGAGTTCGTTCCCGAATCCAGACTAGCTTGTTGTCCCAATTATAGTTTGGAAGAGGCTGTAGAATATCTTAGAGATTGTTGTGAATTAACAATTATAAAAGGTGAGGAAATATGAAGTGGACAGTTACTTGTAGACAATCACAAAAAGCCAATGCGGTTGTAAAATATGTTGTTGAGGCTAATTCCAAGGAGGAAGCTAAAGAAATTTATAGGGAAGAGGGCCTTATTATTAATACTTCTTATGAAGATGAAATGCCGGTCGAACTGGCCTCAATTATTGAGGATGTTTCTCCTTATAAGCGAAAGGACGAGAAAAGTCTTTATTTTCTGGTTCTGAAATACCGAAATAAGAAACACATGATGATTGTAGAAAAAGATTTAACCTATAAAAAAGCTTGTGATAAAGCTAAAGAGTGGAAGGAAATCTTGGAAGAAGAAAATATCAGTAATGATATGAAAGCTGAAAAGATTTTTATTGTAAAACAGGAATCTAATTTTGGAGAAGAAATATGTCTGGAAATGTAAAAAAGGAATCGGAGACGAAAGTAAAAAAGGTCTTAAAAGTCAAAAAATTAAATTTGACTAAAAACTTTGAACAGGAGTTTAATGACCTTACAGAAAAGTATCCTGACGTGAAGTCGGTTCAATTCCGTAATATTGATAAGTACCAAACAGCCGTTTTAATTTGGTACTATATCGAAAAGAAAGTAAATTAGAAAGTAAAGTAGAAAGTAAAGTAGAAAGTAAAGTAGAAAACAAGGCAAGAAAGGAGACCAAAATGGAAAAAGCAATTATGAACATAATCCGGGAAGGAGATTTTGTTTATCTCGGAGAGGAAAAATTACTTGTAAAGGGCTGTCAAAAAGGAAATTGTGTCTATTCCATAACTGTAGAAAGAAACGGAAAAGATATTAGTCTGGCATACGATATTGTCGGTGATTCAATGGAAGACCCGAGCTTAAATATTACTGATGTTGAATTTGTAGAAAAACCCGAAGATAAAACTACAATTTATTATCCTAACCTAGGTGTGGACGTTCTTCCTGTTTTAACCATAAACGGAGAAGATATGTTTATCTATAAACTGACTGACTTAGATGGACTTGAAGTAAAGGAACCTCAAGTATTGAAAGCAGCTTTTAAATATGTGGTTGTTGCTAATCTTCTGAAAAAGAAGGGTAGAGAAGTCCAGCTTTTGAAATCTGAGAAGATAATCTGTGGTTCTCAAGAAGATTGTCAAAAAAAGTTGGACGAGATTTCAAAACATTTTGTTGGAGTTGATAAAGAAAATGAAGCAGTGGTAAGAAATATTTTTGAAAAAAGTTGTTGACGTTTTAATAAACATAGTATAATTCCTTTAAAAGGAGATATAATGCCAGAGAAATGTATAATTTATGATTTTTACAAGTTTAAGAAAAACTTAGAAGACCAGAAACTTAAGGAAAGGCTAAAAAACTTAGACGAGTTGGTGGAGCTTTGGAAACAGTATGACAGGTCAGAAACTAAGAGAATGGACGAACTTTGTAAGAAGTATGGAATAACTTTAAAAGGAGATATTATTTAATGAGTATGGACGTTTCATATTGGGGTGTTCGTGATTATGAAGGTATCAGATTCTTTATTGAACCTGATACTGAATTAAACGAGCTTTGCCCCTTTGAAAAACCGTCCAAAAAGCTGCTGTGTCCACATAAAGGTTTAAATGAAAATACCTATGTAGAATGGAGACGGTTGCTGTATATACCGGAAAAATCCGAGGGAAAAAGCTTTGAAGTTATGCAAAACTTAATTCCAAAAGGGTTGGAAGTAAGGCCGGAATTGACTTTTATCTATGCCGGCTTTCTTCCCACCCCGTCCCGATTGCTTTACCTTTTATCATTAACGAATGCTCTTCCGTTAATGATATACGGGATAACTTTACAAAGTAACTACAATCGGATTTTTCAAATAGCCAGAAGTTCTTACATCCGTCCAGTATATCTGAGCGGAAGTCCGGAAATTCCTGTCCCATTAGATTTTAAGGAGAATTAATATGATTAAATTTAGAGATGTAGAATATGATGACGAAGCTTTCTTGGAAGCTTATGTGAATCAAAAGAAAACCGAAAATGACGTAAAGGCAGTTCGGGTTGAAATGGAGAAATCTTTACTCGAAAGATACGGGGATATGATTGATGAGGATAAGACCTCAAAACAATTTAAAGTTGGACGGTTTACGATTAAAATGACCAGACATATTACCTATAAGTTATCAGAAACTGGCTGGGAAATGGTATGGCGTATGCCGGAAGGAGAACGACCGGTTAAGTATGAATATTCTCATACAATCGGAAAGAATATCCCAGGTTTATCCATGGAAGAAATTGTTAATGAAACTAAACCATCTTTTGATATTAGTTATAAGTAATTGAAGAATAGAAAGGGACGGGAAATGGCTGAAGAGAGAAAAGAAGTCGAGATTGGAGATTATGTTTGGATTGGAAAAGAGAAAAACTTTTTAACTGTTAAAGATATTTCATCTCAAACAGTTACCATAGGACAAAATAAAGTTGTCTTAAAACAGCTTTATTTTAAAGAAAAACACCAGCCGGAGTTCGACTGGCGGGTAAAGAAAGTTCATAAAAGAGAATTAGGGAGACCGAGAAATGCCAGAAACGTATAGTTGTGAAAATATCCAAAAGCTAATATCTAAAATGGAGTTGGTAGAAAACCTAGCCCGCCCCGGTTGGTTAAAAGTTTCTGGAGAAGAAGTGTACTTGGCTAAAACTGAGGATGATTTTTCGAAAAAATTAATTAGAATGATTCCGGAAATGTATGCATGGTTAAGAGCCTTTGCTAACAATGGGAATGTTGAAGCAGTTGAGAAACTGAGAGAAGACCTGAAGATTTATCTCGGCCAAAAGGAATCTATTTTGGCTTATCATCTTCAATCGTCTAGTTTCAAAAATTTATTAGGAGAGAATAATGCTTAATGAATATAGAGATAAAATAATCGAGTGGATTAAGAACGGAAGAACTGCTAGTGAAATCAGTAAAGAATTTGGAACTTCGAGAACATATCCATACAATCTCGCCAAAAGACTTAATCTGCCTTTGAAATCAAACAGCAATAAAAAGATTATCAGTCGTATGCCCCTTACTAAGTTACACGCCGCCCTTGGAGAAAAACTGGCTTGGGAACGAAATTTCCGGGCTAAGAAACCGCTGGCATTTGTAGCCGCTGAAATCGGCATCACTTCAACGAAGTTGAATCAGGTTGAAAGAGGGACAATAGATTTGACCTTGCTTGATTTGATAAAAATTGCCGATTATTACGGTGTAAATGTTTGGATGATACTTAAAACAGCGACTGAAGCTCAATTTGAAGAGACATCAGCTTTTAAGATTTAGTAATAAAGTCTTGGGAGATTAAAATGGTAGAAGGGTTTACTTTAAGACCGTATCAAAGCGCTCATTTAGCTTTCCATATAGCAAAGAAGCGGTCGTTAAATTTGTCCCATCCGGGGACAGGAAAAACGCCTACAGCTTGTTTGTATATTCAGTATTTGAATAGAATAGAAAAAGCCATTGTAGCATTTGTTATGCCTAAATCCCTCCTGAAGAAGAACTATGATGAGCTTCTTAGATTTACAGATTTTCTTCCTGAAGAGGTAGCTATTGTTGACGGTACTCCAAAGAAAAGAGAGAAAATTTACGCAAACCCGAAAGTGAAAGTTTTCCTGATGGGTTTCGATTGTTTCTCTCGCGAATGGCAAAAACTTCCGAAAGAATTTAACGGTGTAGTTGTCGATGAATTTCACATGGGGTATAAGACCAACGACAGTAAAAGAACTCAAAGTTTCTATGGAGCAATGAACAGGGTAAAGTTTTTTCTGGGAATGACTGGAACGTTAATCGACGGCCGTCTCTCTTCAGCTTATCCCGCAATCCGTGTCATTGAGCCTAGGTATTATGCCAGCTATAAGAACTTTCTTTATCAGCACGCAATTACGGACGATTTTGGAACAGTTATCGAGTGGACAAATCATGCTAAGATTAAGAGAATTTTAGCTCGCGAAGCAGTAGCAATGACTTTTGAGGAAGCTTACAAAGGTTCTCCAAAACCGATTATAATTCCGGAAGAATGTGGGATGGATAAAGTTCACCTCAACGCCTATGAGGAATTTGAGGATAAAGCATTGTTGGAATTGGAAGATAATTACTTAACCGATTCCGGTTCCGGAGGCGTTCACCAAATGAGATGTCGTCAAATTTTAGAAGCACCGGAAAGCATAGGATTGGAAGGGATTCCTTATCTTGGAAAAGACGAGATGCTTAAAGTTCACCTCGAAGATACTAAAAATTCTGGGAAGCCGCTCCTAATATTTTCAGTATTCACTGCTGAACAGGAACGTCTCGTTAAACTGTGCGAAGAATATGGGCTGAGGACAGGGTTAATTAACGGGTCCATCTCCGGTAAAAATCGAAGCAAAATTGACCAAGATTTCCGAGCTGGTAGGCTGGATGTAGTAATTGGTTCTCCAGAAACAATGGCTGTCGGTTTTAACTGGGAACACGTTGATACTGTTATCTTTGTCAGCATTGATTATAAGGACAGCAACTGGAAACAGGCAATACAGCGAGCCGACCGTGGCGGCAGAAAGTATCCGCTTCGGGTATATAGATTATTTTATGATGTGAAAGTCGAGCACCGCTTATTTGAGATTATTAAACGTAAACAGGAAGACAGCAGAAAGGTAGGTTATTAATGACAATATATGTTAAAACTGAAAATGGAAATAAACTAAGTCTAACTCAATATTGCCAAAAGAAAGGTTTAGGTTATGCTTCAATTCAGAGTAGAATGTCAAGGGGTATGACTTTGCAACAGGCTGAAGAAGCTTACATCAAATATAAAAACAGAGATATTTTAATGTATAAAGGTCAAAGTTTTTTCTCTTACTGTCGAGAGAATAACCTAGATTATATATTCATTATGGCCACCTATTATAGAGTTAAGGATAAAATTTTATTCGAGGATTTTGTAGAAGATTATATAAAATCAGATGCCTATAAAAACCGTGGAAAAACTAGAGCTAAGTATTTTTATAAAGGTGAACCATTAAGACAGTTCTGTATGAGAAACCATCTTGATTATAACAAAATAAATATGGCCTATATCCGATGGAATTTTAGAAATAAAAAAAAGAAAAAGTCATGTACTATGGAAGAGATTGTTGACATGGCTATTAAGGAGAAATGGTATAATAAACCTGAAAATTATTCCGAAAATTATTCCGAAAATTATTAAGTATTGAGAAATAGAAACGTAAGGACAACATTAAGGAGAAAAG